TCTGATAACTCAAAAGATCCTTGAACCGTCCCTCCAGGGGTATCCATGTGTAGAATAATTTTTTTTACGTCTCGTCTTTCCAATGCATCGTTAATACTTTTTGTAATCAATTCAAATGAAGTACCACCAAAAAAGAAATCAAAAAAAGACATTTTTAGGGTAAGTGGTCCTGATATTGGAATAATAGCCGTGCCCCTTACGATTCTAAAGTTTTCAGGTTGTTTTATTATTTTAAAATCTTTAAACTCTAATTTAGGACCAGCCATATGACTAACATAAATATTATGCATCTGTGAAAGCCTACCTCTGTCAATCATCCAGCTTGAATTTAAAATATCAAGTATTTGCATTATTATCCATTTATTATATCTTCATCTGGTTCTTCTAAACCGTCTTTTACTCTGAGTTTATGTTCTCTTACAAGTTGATCATGGACGCGTTCAAAATCCTTACCTGTAGTTTTTGTAATTATCTCTTTAAGTGACTGTGCTTGCATATTGTGAAAAACTTCAAGTGCTTTTGCTTCTTTTAGTTCATCTATTGCTGGTCTTGTTGGTCCTGTCCATTGATTGAAAGGAGATCCTAAGAAAGCACGTCTAATTCTAAAATCATTAAAATATCCAGGTGCGGAAATCATTCCTTTAGTAACAGCTTCATCCATCACAGCTTCATAAGTTGGTTGATTTAAATTAATAGCAATATGTGTCCTTTTTGATAGAAAATACATCCATGCGAGTAAAACCTCACCTCTTGATGCACTATAAGACTTATCAAATTGCATCAATACTAAAGATCTTGGTACACCAACACAAGCCCCTATCTCAGAAACAATTGACTTAAAAAACTCCCAAAAATTGATATTAGGTCTTTTAGGGTCAAATCCCTCAACTTTAGATCCTGGCTGTACTCTTGCTATGATACCTGGACCTAAAGTTAAATTATCATCATCTGTTCGAGTTGAATTTTTTTCGTTTGGACTTTTTTTAACTATTTGTGTATCACTTACCGGACCTTGAATTATTAAAGCATAATATGAATTTATAACAGATGCCATTAATTCAGCGTCTGACAATCTACCAAGCTGTAATAATTTTCCTGTTGCTGGTCCTAAAACTGGAATACCCCTAGTCTGTCCCGGTCTGATTTTGTCATAATGATGTAAAATATTTCTACGACCCCTTGAATCAAAAACTTTTCTTGAAACCCAAGTATTTCCTGGTCTTGACCTGTCTCCGGGATGAAATTTTGAAAAATGGTAATTAAGAGGTGCACCGGAGGAATCTTTTTCAACTCCTTCTGTAATTGTATCAGTTTGTTTTACACGATTGGGTGTAGAGCAATATTCACCCTCTAAAGTTTGCAATTTTAGATTAAAATCACTACCAGATCGTTTTTTATCAACAAATAATGTAAAACAATCACCACCTTCTAACTCTGATCTAAGAGTCAAGTATGTTTTTTCAGCAAAGTTTACTTGTCTTTCAAGGTCTGATTCTTCTGATTCAGAGAATAACCGCCAAATATATTCGGCTTGTTTCTGCCAGTCACTTGCCTTTTCTTCTGAAAATCCTAAAAATTCGCGGTCAATTTGAGAATGCAGTGTCAAACCTTTATCACCAATAGCATGATCACAAGTTCTTTTTATAATTGCACTCGCTACCGGAACATTTCTAACTAGATCTCTATCCCTAGCAATTATTCTTTCTCTATCCCAAATGATAGAGCTGTCAGCATCTGTAGTTGTAGTGAGGAATTCTTGGAATATTGCACTTGAAGTACTACCAGCTTGATAGCCTCCATGCATTGATAATTTTTGACTGTCTATTTTTCTTTGCAATGCCCATGTTGGAGAGATTTGAGCAATTATTTTTTCTAATATTTCACTCATTATTCAGGGGCAACTTGAGAAATTATAACGCCTCTTTGATTATTTGATAGTTTATCTACCCAATTCTGCCAAAAGTCCACATTAGACTGTAATTGGCCGATAGATTGATTTTGTTTAGAAATTGATACTTGAGCACCAGAATGTGAATAACCCTGTGAATTGACTGCTTTTGTCATTGCTGAAAGTGCGTTCGCAAGCCCTGTTTCAGCGTCCGATAAAGTTAAACCAGCCATTATAATAATGACCTTAAAGCACGTTTCCAAGTAGATAATTCGTCTTTTCCTGTAGCAATATCTTTTTTATTGACAAAAACCACGAATTTTGTTTTTTGTTTATTTACATGTAATTTAGCTTCTTTACATAAACTTAAAACAAGCTCTTTATCAGATAATTCTTTTATTACACTTTTATTTTTAGTGACAATAAATTCTTTTTCTGAGGTTTCTTTCGGTTTATTTTTTTTAAACATTTCGCTCTTTGGATATTGATTTTGTTTTAAGAGAAATCAAAGACAATATTTTTCTTTTATATTGGCATTTTATTTTTGGTTGAATTTGTAGAAGTTTTCTAATATTATTACATTCCATTTCAACCACATCTAAAAACTCAGGAATAAAATATTCTACTTCTTGTCCTGACTGATAATTTTTATCAACATTAAATATAGAGTCGTAAGATTGATTAAACTCTTCAGGTGTTGTAATCGCAAAACAAATTCCATTTTTTATAATTACAACAGAACCTTTTTTAATATCTGAATTTGTTTTTGCTAACATATTTATCCTTTCTGACATATTATAAGTATTATTTAAGTATTGTCAAACCTTTATACCACTTGAAATTATTTTAAAATCTTCAGTTTGTGCATCATTTATTAAACAACCTTTTTCGTTCCATAATTTGAAATCATCCCAATCAACACCACCTGGACCAACATAAATGTATTTCCCAGCGTTTGAATAATTCAATATATCGAATGCTTCATTTCTGGCATGATCTGGACAAACCCAGGCCTGTATCTTTTCGTCAAATCGTTCTACTGTAAACTGCCTGAAAAATTCATCTGTAAATGATGGATGTTTACTAAAATGAATCAAACCACGTTCCAATTTATTATGTATCATGGTCTTTCCTTCATTTACATTGATTTCACGAATGGACACACCATATTTATTACTAGCAGGTTCACCTATAAAGTTCTTTTTCTTTGCTGCTTTTGCAGATGATCCAAAAACCCCGGTAATTTCTAACCCGGTAGCTGTCACTTTCTCAAGAAAAGGAGAGGCGGTTATTGATCTGAAACCCATATCTAAGGCTGTATGTAATATGGGTTGATCACCTCCATATTTGTTTTTGAATGGAGTTTTCAGATATTTTTCTAATTCATTCCAGGGTGATCCGGGTAAACCATAATCAATCAAAGTATTACCACCTATTATTTTATGTTCTATACAATATATGTGTGAATCTTCATTATGGCCGGCAACAAGAACTTCTATCCTGTTCGCCTGAACGTCACAGCCTGCAATTAATATAACAGCCTCAGGTGGTAGAGTGTAGTCTTCTCTATCTTCATAAAGTTTAGTATGATCAATAATTTTTACTTTGCTGTGATTATCCCACGGCAAACCCAATTTAGTATTGTAAAAAGTAACCATTTTTTTTTGATTACCTTTTTTCAATTCGTTACTTGCCTTTAGAAAATCTTTAACCATCTGTAACCACGTATAACCTAACATACTATAGGCACTAGATAAATGACGACCAACAATTAAAGGGTCACTTGATTCTTTTGTGGAAATCCATTTCGCACCGCTTTCGGGTTGCATCATAGAAAACTTATACCTTTCTTCTATTAACTTTTTACAAGACTCACATTCTAATTTTGGTTCACCTTCTAAGTTTCCTTTTTTGTCACGGTCAAATTTAATTCTAAAAAAATCGATAGTTTGCAGATGACTACAAAAAGGACATGGACAAAAATAATATCTTTGATCTGTTGTTTTGAATGCCTCATAAATCAAACTTGTGTCTTTGTCCGTTGGGGAACCCTGCACAAATACTTTGAACTTTCCTTGTCTGGCATTAGTCCTTGTTATAGCTAAGTCTATTGGATTTCCTTGACCTTTGGTTTTTTCTGAACCGCCAACATCTTTAGGCAATGCATCAACATCATCAATTAAAACTATTGCAGCTGAATAAGACCTATAATTATGTTCAGAAGTACCACCTGTGATTTTGATTGATCCGCCTGGAAATATTTTTAATCGATGTGTAGACTTTCCGTCTTTTGTACCACCGTCTTTTATAATACCTTTTAGTCGTGGATTGTTCTCAAATAAAGGTTCTAATCTTAACTTGACATATTCAAGGGCCATACCATCCGAGCCATGATAAAATATCACCGGACACCTGAAATAATCAACAACGGCATTTAATACAATATCATTTATAGTAGATACAGCAATTTGAATACCTTTCATCCAGTATTCTTGTAATACTGGACTTGTCCAACTGAGATTCTCAAGAGGTTCTACTAAATAAGGTGTGAGTTTTAGATTTATTAATCCCGGTACAGATGACCCCGGCGGAAGAATAAAGTATTTTTCTGCCCACTCTGCATAAGTTAAGGTAGGATCAGGTAAGATACCGTCCTTGAATTGTTGTTTTAGTTTTTTCACTGTTTAGTCTTTGAGTGTTTAACCGATATCCCTTTCATAATAAAATGTTGATGTTTATTTAGATCTATTAGGGATTTAAATCCTATAAAAATTAAAAACCTACAATATACATTAAGTATCTTCATGTATGGGAAAACCCACCATTTAACATATACTTTTATCTTAATTTCGCTTTTAGCCATTATAATTTTTTACTGTTTAGTCTTTGAGTGAATTAAAATAATTATCTATTTCTTTACCTCTTGCATGTGCTAAATCAAGCCACTCTAAACACCAAAATTGATTTGAATGCCTACCTTTTTCTTTCTTCCATTTTCGTTCAAGTTCTTCAATTGGTTGAGATCTTCTAAATTTATCTATTCTTTCTGACCTTGATTTATTACTACTCATCTTTATAATTTCATATTAAGATTAGTTAATGTATTTTTGATTTCTTCAATCATGAGTTGTTCAATTTGATGTTTTGTTTTTTCCACACATAGACCTGATAATCTTGCAGGTATTGACTCAAGAGAATCACGAACTTTCCTGGATATCTCAAAGAATAATAATTCCACCTCATCACGGTTTACAAGCTTTCCTCTTTCAAATTCATTCTTGATTTCTTGGGCTTCAATCTTAGCTTTCTTGAGTCTTACGTCGGCTTCTGATATTGTGATGTAAAGGCTATTATCATCACCTTCTATATCAGCGTTCTTTTTACCTGTCTTTCTGTGTGGGTTATTTGATTTAATTGTCTTCTTTTTGAAGAGGGTGTTTTTGATTGGTTCCGCATCAGTTGTTAATACATCATAAGGTTCACAACCAAAATAGGTATCTAAATTTCCTGTCTCAAAATAAGAATTGCCTTTTATTTTCTTGCGCTTTAATTTTCCTTGTAGATGTAAGTTATTTAAAAAACTGCAAGCTTCTGTCATAATGTTTAGATGCAATTTTTGATCTTATCCAGTTCATAATTATTAATTGAATTTTGATTTTAATATGTGTGCTATCACATCAACATTGAATCCATTACCAAGCATTTTGTAACGTTGAGTATTTGAGACACCTTGTGTATAGTTATCAGGTAGTATTTGAAGTCTTTCACATTCTATTACAGAATAACGCCTTGTGGTGTAAATAGAATGTATTATATCCATATCAGAATGGTTTCCACCTGAATGAGCACCACCTGTTAAACAAGCAGCTTTAGTTATCCCACTTTTAGTTATCCCACTTTTAGTTATCCTTTGAAATGGTGAATCCCATTCTTGTTTTGATCCTATCGGGGAATTTTTACCGCCCACTCTAATACACTTACTTTTTCCTCTAACTCTTAACCCGATTTTATCATCTGGCAAATTTTCCAAAATATTGATGGTTGTTCAATGGCAATGGTAGCACTCAAAAAACTTGGTTTGAAAATTGATAATTATTTTTCAAGTGAAATTGATAATTATACAATTGAAATATCTAAAAAAAATCACCCTGAAATTCAATATCTAGGTAGTATAGAAAATTTTGAAAATTGGGATTTACCAACTTTAGATTTAATAATAGGTGGTAGCCCGTGCCAGGGGTTTAGCTTTGCAGGGAAAGGTTTAAATTTTAATGAT